TAGCACTCTTCGTCTTGCTGCTAACGGGGAAATCTATCTTGATGTAAAGAGTCCGAAACTTTATAAAAAGGTCCGTCGCTTCTATGAAAATGAAGGGGTGGTATTTTCTGGTGACCCCCTTGACGACTATGAAATGCTTATGGAGTATGTCGCCAGCGATCTTGAGGCAGTTGAAGCGTGAATAAGGTTCTTCTGGAGCGTGAAGGATACCGCTTTATTGAAGCAGGTATCCTTGAGATAAACGGTAAACCAGATTATCGTTTGCAAAAGCAAAACTACTATACCAAACGCTGGAATGACATTTATCTGTTTGATAATGTTCTTCAATGTTCTACTGCAATGGAGGATATTGAATATGCGAAATGGTTAGATCCAGATAGAGTTCCTTGTTACGTTAGGGATTAATCGTCACGGATGGACGTAAACAGCACTGGTCGGGAGCAAACCCCTTATGTCTAAATCAAGTATCCTGAGGTATCTTGGGAACTTTCTCCTAATGCTTGGTTATCAAGTTATGTTATGGGGAAACTTTAAGTTTGGACTAGCAATCAAGTTTGTCGGGGGACTACTCGGCATTCCTTTTGCTATCAAACTTAAACTCTGGGACGTGCTATTTCTGATAGCATTCTTTGGTATTACCGAGATATCAAAGTTAGTCCAACTTTTCTTGGTTTCTTAAAACCAAGTGGTGGAGTCAATCTGACCCCTTCTGGTTTCTTGCTTTCCCATAAAAAAGCAAGTGGTGCGGATGGGGCAACCCCGCCCAGTTTCTTGCTTCTGGTCAAAGAGCAAGTGGCGAGCCTGCATACTGAGCAAGGGAGGTTGCATAAACCTCTCTTTTTTAGTATAATGGTATGAAAGCACTTCTACTATGAAGATAGGATTTAACTGTAGTTCATTTGACCTTTTTCACGCTGGGCACATTACGATGCTCAAGATGGAAAAGGAAATGTGTGATTATCTGAAAGTAGCACTTCAAGTTGACCCAACCATTGACCGTCCTGGTGTGAAGAATAAACCAGTTCAGACAGTCTATGAGCGTTATGTTCAACTGCAAGGATGTAAGTATGTTGATGAAATCCTTGTGTATGAAACTGAAGCAGACTTGCTTAATCTAATTCAGACGCAGACAATTGATATAAGATTTTTGAGTGAGGAATATGAGAATAGAGATTTTACAGGAAAGCAATATTGTATTGACCACGGTATAGAAATCTTCTACCATCTGAGAAGGCATCAGTATTCTTCAACAGAACTCAGAAACCGTGTTTATACTCTTGAAAAAGCAAAGAGAGAACAGCAAGAAGTTATTGAGGTTCCTCAACAATATTCTCCAGAACTATTAAATAAGTATTCTTTCACTGATAATTTACTATGACAATTCTTGTTACAGGTGGTGCAGGATTTATTGGCAGCAACTTTCTTCATCATCTAACAACAGTCACTGATGAAGAAATCATTTGTATTGATAAACTTACCTACGCTGGCAATAGGAAGTATGTGCCAGATAGTGTTAAGTTGTATGTAACTGATATTGCTAGTGAAGGAAGTTGTAATTCTATTTTCAAAAGACATAAGATTAGTGCAGTCTTCAATTTTGCTGCAGAAAGTCACGTAGATAATTCAATTAAAGATTGCTCTCAGTTTGTTCATACAAATGTAGCAGGCACGGCAAATCTATTGAGTTGTTCTGTAAAGCACGGTGTTGAGAAGTTTATTCACATCTCAACTGATGAGGTCTATGGGTCAATTCAGTGGGGTACATTTATGGAAACCACTCCTTATAATCCTAGGAACCCATATTCAGCATCCAAGGCAGCGAGTGAGCATTTTGTAATGGCATTTCATAATACCTATGGATTGCCCGTAAACATCACCAACTGTTCCAATAATTATGGACCACGGCAATATAAAGAGAAACTCATTCCACAGACAATTCTGAATATTCTGTCTGATAAGAAAATTCCTATCTATGGAGATGGTGGTCAGGTTAGAGACTGGTTGTATGTCCAGGACCATTGCACTGCTCTGATTAAAGTCTGGAAAGATGGTATTAGTGGTGAGAGATATAATATCGGTGGTATGTGTGAGATGACTAACCTTGACCTGGTTAAGAAAATCTTGTATATGATGGGTAAGGATGAAAGTATGATAGAATATGTGACTGATAGACCAGGGCACGACCGTAGGTATTCTACCTGCATCAATAAGATAAGGCATAACCTTTACTGGTCACCAATGTTCTCTCTTGATTATGGACTTCAAAAAACAATTGAATGGTATGAATGCAATCGGAACTAGTCTCAAAGACGCTTATCTAATCACCAATAATAAATTTGAGGATGAGCGTGGGTTTTTCTTGGAGAGTTTCAATCTGAGGGAATTTGAAAAGATTACTGGCGTCAGTAACTTTGTTCAAGACAACCACTCTAAGTCCTCTAAGGGCGTCCTCAGGGGTCTTCATTATCAGATACAACACGCTCAGGGAAAACTGGTCCGATGCATCTCTGGTGCCGTTTATGATGTGATTGTGGACCTCCGTAAGTCCTCTCCTACATTCGGTAAGTGGTATGGAGTTGAATTGAACAGGAATAATCTACATCTGTGGGTTCCACCTGGATTTGCTCACGGATTTTATACACTGACTGATACTGCTGAGTTTGTGTATAAGACCACTGACTATTACCATCCAGAGTATGACCGAACTCTTCTATGGAATGATAAAGACCTTGGTATTAACTGGGGTGATATTCAACCAGTTCTGTCATTGAAAGACCAAGATGGTAAGTCATTTGCAGAGTGTGATAAGTATGAGTGATGTATCCGTATTTGGTGCGACTGGATTTATTGGTAGTCGTTTCTGTGAACTTTATGGTGGAGTAAAAATTCCAAGAGACCAGAGGGTTCCAGAGACCGATAACATCTTGTATTGCATCAGCACAACGACTAATCACAACATTTACGAGGATCTTCACATTGATATTAATACAAATCTAAATGTATTAATGGATGTTCTAGACAATTGTAGAAGTAAGAATGTCACTTTTAACTTTGTGAGTTCTGGATTTGTCTATGGTTCTGAAGTCATCAATGCTTCTGAAGAGGACCCTTGCAATCCAAAGGGATTTTATTCCATCACTAAAAGAACGGCAGAGCAAATGTTGATAACATTCTGTGAAACATTTGGTGTCAAGTATCGTATCTTCCGACTGGCAAATGTTTATGGTAAAGATAAGAATTGTTCGTTTAAGAAAAATGTTCTTGGATATATTATCAATCAACTGAAGAATGATGAAGATGTAAATCTTTATAATGAGGGTAAATTTAAAAGAGATTTTATTTACGTTGATGATGTCTGTGATGCATTCCATCAATTAATGAATCATTCTGAAACCAATCAAGTTTATAATATTGGAACTGGAGTAGTTACTGAATTTAAGGATGCTGTAGAGTATAGTAAAAAAATCTTGAATAGTAAAAGTGTCATTAACTATCTTCCTAATCCAGCACCTGATTACTATCTGAGTGTAAATAAACTTAAGAACCTTGGATTTAAATCTAAAGTTTCCTTAAACCAAGGACTTGAAATTGTTTGCTTTTCTAATTAGAATAAATGTTAATATTATCAACTAGTGCTGAGTTAAACCTCATGAATGAAATGAGGACTAATGAATATCTTAAAACTATTGAGTGGTTGCAAGAAAATGCTTCCACTCATAATGTAGTTTGGTTGGAATGTATCCTTGATGAGGAACCTCCGTATCTAAAAGGTGCCTTCCCTTGTTATTGTTCTAATACCCATAATCCTAATTATATAAATCAGGGATCCAATCATGGACAATCTCTTAAGAACTTTTTTGACAACTGTGAAGTAGATGATGAGTTAGTCGTTCAGTTGACGGGTAGATATCATTTTATGGATACATATTTCTTTGAAGAGATTGAAAAAAATCCTGGATATGATTTATATGCAAAGAACGATGGGCACGATCAATATTTTACTGGATGTTTTGCAATTAAAAAGAGTTATCTGATTCAGTGGGTTAATGAGACTGATTGGGATTACTTAAATTATGCTATGATTAACTTTGAAAAATCTTTATGGGACTTTTCAAAAGAAAAAAATCTAAAATGCTTTGAAATGGATAATCTTCATATGGATTGCAATATCTTTGGAAAAGGAAATATGCAAAGGATAACAATATGATAAATCACTTTCCCTTTGATCATATTGTAATTGATGATTTCTTTCCACTTGAAAAAGCCAGGAAATTATCTGAAGAGTTTCCAGACTATAATGACCCAAGTTGGTTTTTTTACAACAGTCCTTTAGAAAAAAAGAAGTCTAATAATAACTGGTATAATTTTCCGCCAGAAACTTATAAAACTTTTTCTTTTTTAAATTCTCATGAATTTGTAAAAAGTTTATGTGAAAAAACAGAAATTGAAAAATTATATCCTGATATTGGATTGCACGGAGGAGGATGGCATATTCACTCTAGAGGAGGTAAGTTGAATGTTCATCTAGATTATTCTATTCATCCAAAGACAGGTCTACAAAGAAAACTCAATCTAATTGTTTACCTTACAGAAGGTTGGAAACCTGAATGGGGTGGTGGTCTAGAGTTTTGGTCTCATAATTATGAAACTAAACTTCCTTTAAAAAAAGAAAAAACAATTGATAATGTTTTTAATCGTGCAATTTTATTTGATACAACTCAAAATTCTTGGCACGGACTGCCTCAACCAATTGAGTGTCCTGAGGGAGTTTATAGGAAAAGCATGGCGATATATTATATGACAGATCCTCCAGAAAATGTTGATCAGAGAAAAAGAGCTTTATATGCCCCAACAAGAGAACAAGAAAACAATAAAGAAATATTAGATTTAATTCAACAAAGAATTATTTGGAAATAATCCCACACTAATAAATATTAAAAAGTCATAAAAAATGAAAAATATAATTGTTGATGTGAAAATGCATTTCCCAATGCTCTGCAAATGCGTTGAGAATTGTGATTACTTTTCCTCAGAGAGAACTGGATATCTCTCTAAGGAGAGATTTTCTAGTATGTATAGTAGAGATTATTGTGATTTCTATAATGAACAAAATTTATTAGATGAATCTTACAATAATTTTTATCTAATCCATCATTTTGTTGATATTAATACTCCCCAGACAAGGTGGATGGATGCAAATCAATTACATCACCTATCTGAAAATGGTGATGGTATGGAAGTAAAGGTAATAAAAGAAATATATGATCTAATTAAACCTAGAGTGAAAGGTAAGATTATCTTTTTATGTACATCAGATCATCCAAGGTTAGATTTAGATGATGATGGTGAGTATTCTTTTGTAAGAAAGTATGGATTTGAGTATGACACGCTCTTTAAAAAGGAGTATAATAAAAATGCTCAATATTCTGATAAGACATTCCCGTGTCCGTTTTTTGTTATGGGATCTCCAGATGTTTTATGGATGTTGAATGAGTCTCAGATTGATAATCAAGATCGTGATGATAGAATTTTTTGGTCTGGATTTTCGGAAGGCACTGAATATGACTACCAATTAGTTAAGATCAGTAGAAATTATTACATTAATAGTTTTAATAAAATTTTTGTATATAATTATTCTGGTTCTGATAGAGGTGGTCTTAGAGATAATAACTACTTGATTGAAATGTCAAGATATAAGTATGCAATCTATCTTGCCGGGTGGGCAACATTTACAAGAAGATTCTTTGAAATAATGTCAACAAATACATTACTATTCTATGAAAATACTGGAATAGTATTTAATCTTGATGAGTTCTTGCATCCGTTATGTGTTTTTAATAATTTGGATGAACTGAAGAATAATTATGAAACAATAAATTCATCAGAAGAGTTATATAATGAGTGTATGGAAGTCCAGAAGAACTTTGTTAGAAAGTATTATAATTACCAATTCATTTCTGAATACATATCTTCAAGAGTCGGTGTAAAAAATATGGAAGGTGCGCGATGAAAGTTATTATTCCTATGTCTGGTATGAGTAGCAGATTTGCTGCTGCTGGATATGAAATACCAAAGTATCTTATTGAGGTTGATGGTAAAACTGTCATTGAACATATCATTGATTTATATCCCAGAGATACTGAGTTCGTTTGTATTCTGAATAGAAAAAATCATGATGAAACTAACATTGCAAGTCTTTTACTGTATAAGTTGCAAGAAGGTTCGTCAATTAGAATAATTGATTCTCATAAAATGGGACCAGTGCATAGTGTGCTGCAAGTCTTGGAAGATATTAAAGATGATGAGCAAGTCATCGTTAACTATTGTGATTTTTCAATGCATTGGGATTATGATGATTTTAAGAGATTTGTTGATGTCACAGAATGTGATGGGTGTGTAGTTTGTTACACAGGATTCCACCCACATATGTTGGGAAGTGATAATTATGCTTTCTGTAAAACTGAAGGAAATCAAATAGTAGAAATAAGGGAGAAGCAACCATTTACAGACAACAAGATGTCTGAGTTTGCTTCAACTGGAACCTACTACTTTAGAAAAGGAAGTTATGTCAAGCAATATTTTAAACAATTGATGGATGAAGATGTTAATATTAATGGTGAATATTATGTAAGTCTTGTTCATAATCTTCTTATCCGTGATGGATTAATTAACTTAGTTTATGAGATTCCCTTTATGTTACAGTGGGGAACTCCATTTGATCTCAATGTTTATAATAGTTGGTCAAACTATTATCGTAAAGCACTTGAAGGTCAAAAGCAAGTTAAGTTGGAAAACTGTACTCTTGCATTTCCAATGGCTGGAGCAGGAAGTCGTTTTTCAAAAGAAGGATATGAACAACCAAAACCATTCATCCAAGTGAATGATAAGAATATGTTTGAACAAGCAGTTCGCTGTTTGCCTAAAACTGATAGAACAATCTATGCTTGTTTGAGAGAACAGAAAGAACCACATCCAGTGGGAGGAGAGGTGTTATGGATTGATGAAGTTTTGGAAGGACAGGCTTGCACAACAGAAAAGATTGTGGAGCACTGTAATGATGGATCTATCCTAGTTTCTGCTTGCGATAATGGCGCATTCTACGATGCCGACAAATTTTTAGATTTGGTAAATGATGAAGAAAATGATATAATAGTATGGACTTACAGAAACAACTATACAAGTCATTTACAACCAGAAGCATATTCTTGGGTCAATTGTGATGATAATGGAAATGTAAGTCGTGTAGATGTTAAAAAATTCACAGGAACTGATCCAGTAAAAGAATTTGCGATTACTGGAACAATGTTTTTCCGTTCAAGAGAAAT